ATGTTTAAGTTACTTGGTTAGATAGGCTGGCTAACAACGCTGGAGCAGACGAAACAATCTGGCGTTGCATCTGGCGCACCTTGAGGTGACAGAGTGCAAGGAGCAGGGATGATAAGGCGGCTGGTGTTGAGCCTGTGAAGGATCGAATGCATGAGCGTAGGATCTTGGAACTGCATTCCCATACGGAACTGATTCCAGAAGAAACCTTGATCACGCTTGATGTTGCACTCCCAATCTGGGTTCTTCCACTGCCAATCGCCAGCGTAGTTCTGGGTCATGCCTTGGGCTTCACCGATTCCACTCTGGGAAGGGCTGATCCACTTGATCATGGCCTTGTTTACCCAAGGGTTGGTGATACCGAAGTCTGCATTGTTGTAGGCAGGGTTCTGGACATACTTGCACCCAAGCTCCGTGGTAACGGGGATATAGGGAAGAACGCGAACCAGACGAGGCCAAGTAGCAACATTGTTAGCGTCAAAAGTGGAGAGAGATGCGTTGTAAGCATAATCCACAGCAAGACGAACACCGTTGATGTCGTTGCAGAAAGCGTAGTTTCCGATAACGCGATCAATACCAAGGGAGTATTGAAGCTGCTTGTCATCGAAATCACTGACGCTCTCCCACCATCCACCAGACTGCTTGGCATACTGCCAGAGTTGACGAAGGACACGGGCATCGGGAACAATGATCTCAAGGAGAGGACGACCAGCGGCCTCACTCACATCAAGACGATAAGCGTCATCTTCACGCTGGAGGTTGATGAGGATGTCATCAAGGGTATCCAGAGAGAGAAGACCAATGTTTCCAAGGTTAGAAGCTGCCATCTTCACATAGACATAGCCCATGTTGAAGCTGCCTTCAGCGGTTCCTTGGAACTCTTGGACGACAAACATCTGATCATCTTCAGCAACACAGGAAACAAGGCTCTGTCCGTTGGAAACGGGAACCCACCTGTGTCCTGCACCACCGATCCACTGACTACGAGCGAACTCCTCGTGGACATTCTTGGTGATGTTGACATTGGTTGCCATGATGTGATCCATCTCCTCTTGAGGAAACAGACGATACATGAAATCGGTAAGCTGATACCAATCGGTACGCATGGCCTTGGTGAAAAGGCTGAAGCTGTAGGATTCCGTCCCAGGGTGAGCAATAGTCTCAAACTGAACATCATCAGCATTCTGGATGCAGCGGTTGCTCTGGACTTCCTGCCAAGGCTGATCTGGGTTGTACCATCCACGACCAAAGCGGAAAGCCTTTTGGGTTGGGAGGGTGTTAAGGGGCCAAGTTTCTGTCTCAAGACGACCGTAATAGATCGAATTGATAGCCATCTTTTTAATAAAAAAGGGATTGTAGTACGTCCTAGCCTCCCTAAAGAGGGTATCGACATCCTGACAACTAGAGAATGTTACTCCGTTTTGTGCCATATAATTGATTTGTTTGTTTTTTAGAATTGTGTGCCATGAAAAGAGTCGTCTTTCCAAAACACGGTTTTGGTTTGTGAGCGACTGGCAACCTCGCAGGATTGGTGTACCCGCCCCACTGCACTTTAGAATCACACCCCGCTTTTTTGTTTTATGTCAGGAGCTATCCTGACTGGTGCTTCATCCAAGAGCAGTTGGGCAATTACCCCAACTAATCCAGATGTTGTGACTATTATTGAAAATCTATCGTGGTGTCAATAGTTTTTTTGATAGATAAGAAATAGCTTTAGATAATAATTCTGAAGAATCCTTGAATTTGCCTAATCCTATATTGCATTCCATGCATAATAACCCGCGAACTTTTCCTGTTTTATGATCGTGATCTACAGCCAATTGCCTTCCAGTTAAACATTCGTCTTTGCAAATGGCGCATTTATGATTTTGTAAATAGAAAAGCTGATTGTATTTATCAAGAGTTATATTGAACTTGATTCTTAATTGTCTATTTTTTGTAGCTTCTGGGTTATTCTTGGCAGAACGCAATTTGTTAGAATTGTATCTCTCGCGGTTTTTCCTATTCCACTTTTTTGCATTTTTCCTGTTCTGAATAGGATTTTCTTTTGCCCATTTTCCATTCCTGCTTTTATTATTTTCAAAAACATCTTGAGTTACCCAATACTCTTTGCCTTTATTGTGGTAGCTCCAGAATATCTTTCCATCTTCTCGGATTGTTCCTCGTTTTACTCGTGCATTCATACACGAATAATACTACAAACTACAATCCAGTCAATTACCTATTTCTAAACTTTGCAAAAAGTCCAGCGGGGGTAAGCTCCTCTTCTTGGTTTGCTTTCCCAGAAGAGGAAGAACTTACGCCTCCCTCCGAAGTCGAAGAGCCGCGCATCTTTTTGATTGTTTCGTTCAGTTCGGAAACTTGTTTCTCAAGGGCAAAAGTATATGCACGAGCCTTTTTAAATTTTGCTCCCTGCTGGAGTACGCGAGTGATCTGCTCTGGTGCAAAGTTGGAGTTCTCACGAAGTGCTGATTCAGCAATCAGTTCATCTTCCGAAGTGTCGTCATCAATCTTATTGGAGGCAATGAGCTTGGCAACTTCCTCTGGATATTTAATAGAATCATCAAGCTGCTTTTTAGCTTCTGCAAAGGCATCATTCCAGCGTTTGGAAACTTGGCTCTTGTTCATTTGCGTCCTACGAGACTTCTCCTCTTCAGTACGGGAACGGGTCACTTCCCATTCTTGGAGGGCTTGAATCCTAGACTCAACTTTACCAAGAACATCATAAGCCGTAGAGTTGAATTTAGCCTGTTCCATAGGCGAGAGATTCTCGTAGATGGCGTTAAGAGTTTGTTTGGAAATTTCGCGTTGTCTGATCCTTTCATTTTGATCTGGGGTTTGAAGTGATGCTTGATATGCGGCAACTGCTTTCTCAAATTCCATGATGCTTGTAGGGTCTTCAGACAGGAGCATCTTGACTTGGTTGTAACCAACCGCAATTGGTTGATCAAATGTCTCTTGGAAGATTGGATCGGCTGGAAGATTGAGATAGGCATTAGCTTTACGAAGATCATCCAGTTCTGCATTGAGCTTTTCTTCACGCTCCTGCTTCTCTTTTACGGTCAGTTCAAGATCCTTCTGGAGTTGCTCCATCTGCTTCTTGGTTCCACCGTCATCTATCTTGGATCGTAGTTCCTCAATCTGCTTTTCGTACTCTGGAAGTTTTGCCTTCTCGTACTCATCAATCTTTTTCTTTAGCTCAACGGCTTCCTTGGAAAGTTGCTCATTTGTCTGCTTGAGGCTCTTGATAAACCCTGGCTTCTTCTCATCATCCACAAGTGATGCCTTTATCTTTGGCTCATCATCATTGGTGTTTTCCTCAACAGACCTTGCTTCCTTTGCTGCATCAATCTGATCGCGTTGTTCAGCACTATCTTGATTCAGCTTTGTAGCAAACTTCTTGAAAAGATCAGAAGGGTTTCCCTGTGGGGCATCCTTGATGTCTGCCTTGAAAAAGTTATCGGCTTCCTTGATTGCTGCATCCCTTGCGGCTTTGTCAGCTACAGATGCGGCAGTAAGGTTTGCGTTCTGGGAATTTTGGGTTGCTGGTTCGGACATAATAGTGGTTTTTTGTGGTTGTTATTTGCGTAAGGATATTTCTTCTGCTGTCAAACTTTCGTCTAAATCGGGATCAGTATCTTTCTTCTTGTCTTCAACGATTTCTTGGGGCTTCACACGACCAGAATCATGGAAAGTATTATCTATGGCTTCTGATGCATACTCTTGGAGCAGCTTAAAAACAGCAACAACGGTTGCATGGTCATTCTTTACCAAGTCCTCATAGATTGAGGTTTTTAACTCGCTATACCTTTTGTCGTTGATGATTGCTGCTGCAAGGTTTGAGGTATTTTTATCAGCCATTTTGTTGTCCTATTTGCGGGTTGCTTTGCGTTACTTGTTCTTGAGCTTGGATAGCCTGTTGTTGAGCAGCCATTTCTTGGGCATTCATTTGCTCATTGTGTCCCATGTCTTGTTCATGACTTGCTTGGGAAGTTTGTGTTTCGACCCAATGCTTGTTCCTCTTGATTTGAATGTCATTAGCAGCCTTGGCTCTCTTATTCGCAATATCAGTGGAAGCCTTCTCCATGTATGCGGCATTGTGAAGCTGTGCCTTTTGAGCGATTGCCGCCAGCTTGATGTCTTCCTTCTTCTGCATGGTATCAACAATGATTGATTCCCTTGCAAGGAGGGCTTGGAGCTTGGCTTGGTTCTCGTCCATTTGGCCTTGTCCTCCCTTTTGCTGTCTTGCTTTTGTCATTTCACCAAGTTGGCTACCAAGTTCATCAACTGCTCGTTGAAGCTGTTGAAGCTGTTGGGCAAACTGTTGGGCAAGATTCTTTTTGCTTGGGTCTTTCTGAATGAATCCAAGGTGAGCAGTCATGTGCGGCCCCTTGAAGCGCATGAGGCAAGCATAGATTTCACGCATAAGCTCAAAGGTTTCATCCTCGTCAAACTGTGATGCGCCTTGGCCTTGCTGACCTTGCTGCATAGAAGCAGCAGCAGCTTGCATTGCCTGTTGAGCTTCCTGCATGGACATTCCAGCATCTTGGATGTGGCCTTGGAAATGTTCGATGTGGTTCTGATCTGGGTAGACTTGGAAGTTTGCAGGGTTGCCCTTTGGATCAGTCATACCAATGTTCTCCATAGATATGATTCCCTTCTCGTCTGGAATATCAATCTTGGTCTGTTGGAAGTAACGGCTGACATTCTGACGACCATTAAGTGCAGCAATAGCATCTTGGATGGCATTGGCTTGCCCCTCATTCATTGGGGTCATGCCCGTGAGGGAGACGGTCTGTTGAGCAGCCATCAGCTTGTAAGATGGGCTACCAGAGCCAGCAAGCATATTGCTCTCTAGGTTCTCAATGTTCTCCCACTTCCATGCTTCCTTTGGAACTCCATTTTCTTCCATGAAGTCTACAAACTTCTGTCTGATTTTGTATCCGTATCCACCCTTGGTAGTACGGCTCATGCGCTTGTATAGGAGCCTCAACCAGCGGGTCTGGTTATCATTGAAACGACGAATTTGTGTTCCTTGGAGCTTGGCAGATTCAGCGGCATCAAGTTCGGCTTCTCCCTTGGTGCGTTGTTGGCCTCCTTTGTTGGACATACCAATGTTGTATGCCCCAATTCCACGGTAAAGATCAGCTTGGTAGAACTGGATTCCAGATAGAATCTCTTGGAACGGGATGTTTACGGAAACTTGGTGTGGCTCGACATCCTGTGGAAGAACCATCCAAGGCATCCACTCCATTTGTTTGAGCTTCTTGGTTGCTTCAGCGGAACCTCCCTTGAACATTAAGCGGGTATTCCAATCCACAGAATCCATAAAACGATTCATGTGGATGTCATAGGCGCGGCACTGAATAAAGATAGCCTCGGCTAGTCCTTGGATCTCATGCCAGATTCCGCTTCCCGTGGAGTCGCACATTGGGGCAATAATATCCTCCCAACCGTCCTCATCCTTTTCTACCCAATCCTTTTTGTAGTAAAGGAAACCAGTTTGGTCACGGTATTCTTCTTCAGTAAGGTCTTTGCGTCCGTTCTCTTTATAACCAAGAACAAGTCCACCGTAGTTCTGGAGCAAGAGCATCTTGGAAATAGATCCGTTGAACTCCATGATGTAGAGTTCATAAAGCTCAATACGAAGTGTATAGAGTCTAGAAAGGTTCATGTTACCACTGGCAACATCTCGCAACCATTCCGTATTGGTATAGGTATTGCGATAGTTTGTGGTAAACATTCGTAGGGCATCTACGCAAGCCCAGAAGTTCCATCCCATATCGGTAGCATACTGACGGGCTTTTTCTGGATCTTCCTCTCCTCCTGTAATCTTTAACCAAAACTCAAGGGGGGTATAGGATCGCTTAATACAAACCTCACCAAGGTTGGTTAGATCGGCGTATGTCTTGTCTGGGATAAGCACATTGGAGTTATGGAAACTCTTTGTAGGCCAGCCATCACGATCTTCTGCAATTTCAAATCCTTTTCCGTAAAGGGTCATCTCCTCAACATCCAATTCCACATTGTAGTTGTAGGAAGGCCAAGCACGAAGCATACGGTCAAACCCAACACTGATAAGATCACTCCAGATTTTCTTCTCGGTAGGATTACCAAGTTTTGTGGTGATATTTGCAGCAGTATTTCGCTCCATTACCATGTCCACGAAGCTGGACTTCTGATTATCAACAATGAACTTCATTTGACGGAATGGAACATTGCTCATTCCAGAAAGCTGACGGGAAGCTACTTGGCTATAGTCCGTAGGGGGGAATCCTTTATAGCACTTGTAGATGCGTCCCCACTTGCGTTCGCGTCCTGCATTATCAAGGCGAAGATTCCAGCAGATAGTAAAAGCATCATTGGCAGTTTGGACACGGCTTGTAGGAGCAACACCGTTTGAGTTGATGGTATTAAACCCCCAACTTGAAACACCCTCACGATTTACTATCTTTTTTGTTTTAGCCATTATCCAAGTGCTTGATTAAGTGCCTCGCGGCGTTTCTTGCAAGCTGTGCAACCTTTAGCCCTTTGCTCAAGGTTTGGATTAATACCAAGGCTTGAGGCAACACGGTCACCAAGGTTGGCAAACTTGTGAATTACATTAGCAACTTTGTCTCCAGCTTCCTTCCAGCAAAACTGACCAGGAATTCTTTCACAAATTTGCTGTTCGATAAGGTAGTCTAAATTATCTGGAACGGCAACATTATTATTCTTCATGTCGCTTGACACTTTATTGGAAAAACTTCTTCCATAAACTGTCTCCATTCCATTAACACGATAAACATTTCCTTTATCGTCGCTATATTCATACCAGAGTCCACTTGGAATCGGGCCGTTGCGGTCTTTTAATCTCATAGGTTGCTCCAATGACTTGCCTTTTTTTTAAATATTTGTCAATAGTTCATATTACATGGACTACAAAGGATTGTGCTTGGATGAACCCCAAGATACAGATTATGGTATTGAGGCATTTCAAAGTCTTCCCCAATTTATTAGGGAATTAACTGCCTATCGAATTACCCGTGGTGAGTTTGGTAGACGCGAAAGGATCAAGTTAGGGATCAAACTTGAGAATACTACCCTCAAGAATCCAGCACAGCACATGGTGAACTGCTTCAAGCTCATTTATGGGGATGAGGTTTTGCTCCAATCCCAAGGAATCGCCAACAATTATGCCTTGGATATTATTGAATTGTTCTGCAATGAGAACGATTGGGGTATTGCAGGGTGCGCTTCCAGCGGAAAAACCTTTTCGGTAGCTGCTTGTATCGTGGTTGATTGGCTTTGCGCTCCAGACTGTACCTCAACCTATGTGGCTTCTACCTCATTGGACGCTTCTGAAGATCGTCTCTGGGGTAAGGTTTGCACCCTCTATCGTATTGCAATGAGGAACCTCCAATCCAAGTACGGTAGCGTAGCTGCCATTGGAAACCTTGTGGAATACCGAAGGATGATTGTATTTGAGTCCATTGATACCCGTGATACGGAACGAGACTACACGAATGCCATTAAAGCCCTAGCATTTCCCCGTGGAGGCGAGGGCAAGAGGTCTGTGGAGAATACAAGGGGTCGTAAGAACGCGAGGATGCGCCTATTCCTTGACGAATTGGCAGAAATGGATCTGTACGCACTGGATACCCGTGTAAACCTTGGAGCCAATCCTGACTTCATTTTTGGTGGTATGGCAAATCCGTCAAATACTGCCAACAACCCACATACGGAGCTTTGTCAGCCAGAGGATGTATTGGAATGGGATGCTGTAAACCGTTATACCAAGCAATGGAAGACCCGTACTGGCGTTGCGTTGCACCTTTCGGGAGAAGATAGCCCCAATTTCCAGAAGCCAGATGCAGATGTCCCTCCATTTGACAGGTTTTTGACGATTCAAGGTGAGGCTGCAACACTCAAACGCTGTTATGGCAACAAGAATGCCCTTGAATACTGGCGAAATGTCTATGGCTGGTGGCCCGATAGCTCCGTTGAGCTTACGATCTTCTCAAAACAGTTCATTACCAACTGCGATATAGCTTGGGAACCTCGCTGGAGTGCTAGAACCAAGGTTGTTTGTGGCTTTGACCCTGCATTTACGGCAGGAGGAGACAGATGTGCTGCTACTTTTTGCCGCTTTGGAGCCAATGATACTGGCAGGAACCTTGGCTTCTACCTTGGAACCCGTGAATACACCTCTTCTGTAGGAGAAGTCTTTGAAGAAAGCATTGCAATTCAAGTTGTTAGGGACTGTTTGGAGTTTGGAGTTCATCCCAGAGACTTTGGATTGGATATATCTGGTGATGGCGGCAAGATGATGAGGGCAATTATCATCGAATGGAGCAAGAATCATCCAGAGGCAATGTATGTTTTCCCCATATCTTCTATGGGGCCGCCAACAGACAGGAAGATTTCCAACCTTGATACCCGTACTTGCAAGGAAGCCTACGACAGGCTGGTTACGGAATACTGGTTTGCCGTCCATACTGCCTTTTCTACCCGTTCCTTGGTTGGTATCAGCCTCAATGACCATGCCATGATGGTTTCGGAGTTGTGCAGTCGTCTTTATACCCACAAGGGCAGGAAGGTTGCAGTCGAGAAGAAGTCTGACATGAAGCAACGCATCAAGAAGTCTCCCGATTTGGCTGATTCGATGACCTATGCCGTTCAGATGCTCCGTAGGGCTGGACTAGAGTTCAACTTTGAAAAAGAGGTTGAATCTTTGGACATCCAAGAGATCCAGGATTGGGAGAACAGGTTGATCAAGAACCGTGGGGACAAGGAAAGCCCAGATGGTGATGATGACATGAGCTACGCTGGAACATCCGTGGATGAGGATGGTTTTTAAAATTGCTTGACGGCCTTTTGATTCTACCCCATAGTCTCCTCATTCTGAATGATGAAGCATTTAGAGCTAAAGATTTTCTGACCCCAGAAGACCCGCTGTTGTGCTTCATCGCTTCAGCGGGTCTGCCTTTTAAGGGATACTCGCAAGAATTGAGGATGGGTGTGAATGCGTACCACATGATCCAAGAACTCGGCTTTGGAGAACCAAAACTCCTTACCCGATGGTTGGGTAAAAATGTATTGCCTTCAGCAAAAGCGGAGGGCAGTGATTTTTATCTAGCAAATCTTTTCTGGGGGGTAGGGGGGTTTGTTAGAGTTTTTAGCCATGGGTGTATTTCTGCATGACAGCTAGAGCAAAGACTGACTATATTCTTCTTTTGATTTAATCCACCGTTTTGAAGTTGGATTATATGATGCCTACAGTGGGCTTGACCTAAACAAACAAAGCATTTCTTGTTAATTTTCAACTCTGACCTGTGAAGTGTTTTTTTAATCTTATTAAACTCTTCTCTTTTGTCTGCTAGGCTTTTTGGTTTAAAAATTACCATTTGGCTGTATTCTATTAGAAAAAAAATACGCTCTTTTTGGGTTTTTACTCCACTATAAATGTTTGTTTTAAGTGCTTCTCTTTTGATTTTGTTTGCTCCTTTTACGGAACAATCATCAAAGAAATGTCTCCAGAATTGTATTAACAATTTTTTATGCAAACATTGAGCTTGCGATCCATTTAAACAATGGAATATTTTTTGATCAGCTTCATTCATACTACAAATATGGTTGATGTTAAAGGCTGGTTGAGAACGCAATTCTCTCCAGCCTTGTTTTTTATACATGATTTTATGTTTCAAAGCAACACTTGACTCTTGATTAAATCTGGCTCTACCTTGCTTTAAATGAAGCAACTGCTTAAACAGATCATTGGACTTCTAGCCTATCTCAATGGCTTCTGTCCTTTCTGCTACCATGCAATAAAGTCTTGCAGTAGCCATAGCTGCCATGTATGCAGCGTAGCAAGTCTGATCAAGCCAAAAGACATTTGGCACAGATTCATCACAAGCAACCACAAAAATAAAACAGTATGAAACCAGAAGATGATGCTGAAAAGATTTGGAAAGATGCTTCCATAGCGGGAATAGAAAAATACATTACTGGAAGCAAAGAACACAAAACACAATTTTGGACTGCTGGTGCAGGATGGTATGCCAAGAACCTCAAGGATGAGCAGCTTGATTTGATCAGTTACCTTTACCACTTGAACAAAAGAATCTCCATTTGTAAGAGCCTCGCAAGGATGATGGAAGATGAAGAAGTTTCTTTACGGGATGCAGCAAAGCTCCTCAAAACATTGATGTCAGACAACCCTCCAAAGAAGCTCTCAAGAAACTCCAATGATTAAACAAAAAAACCCCGTTGGTGCAATTGTAGTATCCGATCTACATTGCGGATCAGATGTTGGTCTTTGGCCTGACAATCACATTACCTCAACTGGTAATAAAATCGGCATTGGAAATAATCTCCATCAGCAGTGGTTGTGGCAGTGCTGGCAGGACATGGAGGAAACGATCAAGAATCATTTTGGAGATGATCCATTTGTTCTCATCGTCAACGGTGACTGTATTGAGGGTCGTCATCATGGCTCTAGCGAGGTTGTTACTTCCTTGAACTACGATCATACCCTTGCGGCAATTGAATGCCTTCTACCCCTATCCACGAAGGCTAGTGCTACCTACATGACTGCTGGTACGGAGTGCCATGTCAATGATTGGGAAAAAATGATCGCCAATGAGATCCATGCAAAATGGCTAGGCAACAAGGGGCTTTTAGAATTTAATGGTGTCCTCATGGATGTTGCTCACCATATGCCTACCAGTTCCAGGTCGTACTTGGAGGCTGGAGCCATGTCCATTACGATGGGGAATGCCAGACAGAATTACTCCCGTGTAGGCCACAGGGTTCCAAGAGTTTATTTACGAGGCCATCGGCACACGGGGGGAATCTTTAATGATGGATCTGGAATCTTCATGGTCACTCCAGCTTGGCAGTTGCTTACCCGATATGCCCATAAGGTTGTAGGTGATTCGATTTGCAGACCAGGCTTTGGGATTTTAGATTGGCGTGGAAACAAGACAGGTGAACTACCAGCAACCAAAATGCACATCTATGAACCAACCGAAACTAAACCCCTCTGAAGCTGATCTTATAGCGTCCATTGAAGAAGCAGCAAAATATAAAAAGGCTATCTTTCATAAAGAAGAGGATCGTACAGGATGGCGTTCAAGGAATGAAGTTCTCAACTTCATCGGGCTAAAGAAAACTACTGGTACAAAGTATATTCATAAAGCCGTTGAGGAAGGTAGGCTTGAAAAAAAGAAGTTCAAAGTTGTTGTTGGAAACAGTTCCCAAATGGTTCCTTTTTACAAAGTAGTAGAAGACGATGAAATTACCCGCCCGTATTAAACTTGAAGAAAGGAAATTGGGTAGGGAGAAAGCTCATGGATTAGCCCATAATGGAGAAGACAGGATAGAAGTAGATCCATCCCAATCATCCAAAATGAGGCTTGATACGGTTTTGCATGAGGGGATACACATCCTTGACCCTAACCTTTCAGAATTGAAAGTAAGAGCCTATGCCAATCGGCTATCTGCACTTCTTTGGAAAGACAGATGGCGCAGGATTGAGAAATGATTATGCGTATTCTAAAACATTCTTGGAATGATGTGCAATAAGCTGAAGGATTGCTTTCCCTTCATCGGTAGCAACATGACCCGATCCTTGGCACTTCCAGCAGGGTTCCCCCTGGCCTTCATCGTACCAATCGCGTCCTGTACCACCGCACTCATTACACACTTTTTCAAGAGTGCTTGGATATGTGTGTTTCATACAATTCCCCGTATAGCGTGAAATTTTTTTATAGCAAGATATATTTTTAACTATTTTATGGATACAAAAGAAGCATTGAAGAGGGCAAAGGATCTTGCCTCAAAGGGGGAGGAGTATAGCTTCCACTTGAAGGACATGACTCCAAATGATTGCTTGATGATTAAGCACTTTGTTTTAGGATTGCCAGAGGAGCTTGCCTTGAAGACCATCTATGGGAAGGCTGCCTGGAAAGACAGGTTGAATGTACCAAGGGGCAGGGGTAGACCTACAAAGAAGTAATCCAATGAACAAGAAACAATCTAAACAGCACAAATGCCCATCCTGTGGTAGTGACTGTAAACCCAACCAATGTGCCTCCTGTAGGGATAGGATGGCAGATGTCTATAGAAGGATGAAATGACTTTTTACCGATTGGTGTAATGGTAGCACAGGGGACTTTGCCGTGTGGAGGAATTGGTAGACTCATCTGCCTTTGAAGCAGACTTTTCTAGGTTCGACCCCTAGCACGGCAGCTTTTACCTGCATAGGTAGATGTCTGGCTGTGGCAGTTAGGACACAGCAAGCAAAGATTTTCAATTCGATGATCGTTTGAAACTCCGTTTTTATGTTCAAGCTGCAAAGTTAATTTTTTCCCATTCCAATTTCCATAATGTCCACAATGATTGCATTCAAATTTTATCAAACCAAACTTTAATAAATATGCCTTAATGCATTTTCTTTGACGCTCGGAATTTTTAACAAGCCATTTTGATTTAAATTCATCTATTGTTATTGTTCTACCAATAATAGAAGACTCTCTCATGCCAACCATGTGATCTTTGTTCAATCCGAGATGTGCGATTCTATTGTTGACAGTGTTAAAGTTTCCGCCCTTGTTTGCCACGCCTAAAGCAGACAAAACATCTTTCATCCTTTTAGAATTATTTATAAGATTTATAAAATCATTTTCAGGGTAAATCCAAATAGAGCTAGTTTTTTTTCTGCTGGTAGTATTCTTATTTGTCATTAATCTATACTACCTATAAAAACATAATTGTCAAATGGTTCAAGTCCATGCCGAGTAGCCAATCCACAAAAGATTGCACGAACGGCAAGGTTTTGTGGATCTTTACAATTCCAAGACACTTGTTGGTAGATGCATAGGATTTGAAATGTGGTTCAGCGGAAACGGTAACAGAGTAATCTGTTAAATAAACAAAGTTGTTTTTTTGTTTTTAACAGGCTGTAAAAAAAACACATTATTTTTTAGAAATTACCATTCAAAAGTAGTATAAGCCATTTACCACCAATAGGTAGTACGCAATCAATAGTATTCACATGGTCACATTCAATAGAAATTTTAATCATTTGCGGAGATTGACGAACAAGAATAAATTGATCTATATGTCAAATAATACTCCCTTTGGTGTATAAAATGATAAATATGTCAATTCGCCAGCCAGTCGTGGTCTTTTACAAAACCTTGACAAATATTTATAAATGAATAGGATTTAAATTGGAGTCAGGTGAAGCCCGTAACACGGATAGGCATGGCTCCTCAACATCGGTGGGGGAATGGAGGGGGGTATTATCAACTATAGCGTCATGCGTAACCAATCTGGTTGTTGATAAAATCTAGCGACCTCGACCCCTTCCGATCACTTTTTAAAATGAACACAACCGACACACCACGCACCGATACCTGCAATCATTGCGGATCGCCAAGAATAAGCCCCTTGTGTGCTTACTTCACTTGCGAAGCTGATACAACCCAGCGCGATGAAGATAAGCGCACGCATCTTTGCCGCGAACGCGAGATGAACCAGAAGCTAGAGGCCGAGGTCGAGAGGCTGAAGGATCGGCTCAACGATTGCCTTTCATTCGTTGCATTTCATGGGCCAGTAGGAGCAACGCCAGACACAGCAAAGCTATTGGAGGTGCGGATTCTAGCAACCCTCAACCCCACCGACAAATGACCACCAACACACCACGCACTGATGCCATTATTTCTGCAATCGACATGGATCAAGCCTTTCAAGATTTATGCCGACAATTAGAACGAGAGCTTTCCCATTCGCTTGCAAATCAAGTCAAGGCACAGGAAAAGATAGAGGCATTAAGAACAGAGAAAAACGCCTGTCTAGCTGGAAACAAATACTACGGAGATAAAGCCGTAGTTCTTCAAGACAAGATCAATAGAGCCATTGATGTGTTAATGGAGCGAATCCAAAACGATCAGATTGAAGAACAAGCCAGCAATATTTTGAAAGAAAGAAACCACACTATTTCTTCCTAAAGTATAGTTTGCCATATCGGTCATTATAGCAATTAATGTCAGCTATAGTTGACAATTGTAGTGTGCTTGAGATCGGCGGCTAGATTCCCCTTATAGTGGAATATCGCTACCTTGGCTAATCATTTGCATAGATAATCTCGTTTTCTTTACTTATCAAGAATGATATGTAAAGCAAACCATTCTTTACTTTAAACCGTCTTTTTGTAAAGGCTGCTTCCCTAGCAACCGCTTTACCTCATTTAACTCATCCTTCAATTCCATATGCTCATTCCTCAACCTTTCATGGTTCTCAAGAGCAATCTTATCCAAACGAACATCTTCAGTTAAGGAATCCAAAACATCCTGCATCTTTACCAGTATCTCATAAGAGTTCCTATCAATCTCCACATCATGCAGCAAATGCTTCCTATCCTTCTCTGCTTGCCTACCAGAACTCATCAATATTAAAGGTGTCGCATATGCCGCTTCAAACGACAAGAATAGGTTTAAAAGGATGAAAGGATACCGATCATAGCCAACTACTCCAGTAGCATTTAAAACGATCCACACGGTCAATATGCACGATTGGATAATGATGAATTTCCATGACCCAATAAAGGAAGCTATATCATCTGCCAATGCTACACTAAACCTCTTCAGTTTTCTCATCTTTCTTCTTTATCCCAAAGGTTTCATTATGCCAAACCTTAATCTGGTCACTACCAAAATGCAATACCCCCCCACCCTCACTTAAACACACCGTCCAGACATCATTCTCATACATCCCCCCACTCTCCACATAAATAGCATACCCATCCCCTAGCGGCGTTACCACAGGCATTGGCCTCCTAAACTCATGGATCATATAAAAGGAACCCCCAGTGCCGCTACAAATAGCAGAAACACTGGAGGTATAATTTAAATTACTTCTAGTGGAGGAAGGTCAGCTTATACAGCGTAGAATCAATCAACTCGGCAATACCATCTACCAAGTTCTGAATCTCACTGTCCTCACCCAATCCATCCCTGTTATCCCTCAAAACATCCTTCAAGTAATGCATAAAATCAAGTGCAGTCCCATTGCCACTCGCATTAACAGTCTGGTTAGGATAATCCAGTATCTCCCCATGCAAGCCCTGCCAAGCCTCTACAACGCTATCCACCAAGTCTGGCAACGCACTGTAAAAACTTCCCAACGCCTTATGCTCCGAATAACTCCTGCTCTGCAAATGCAAAACATGAGTGATAGTCGCCGCATTCAATAGAGTAATCAATAGTTCATTTGGTTCCATAGAACCAACACTTACCAACCACTCCAACCCAAGTCAAGCATCTATCTTCAATCTTAAAAGGATTTAAAAAGAGAGGAAGTTTTGGAATTAGGATATTTTTTCAGTGGGGAGTGTGTATATTTAACCGCACCTGCGCGGGGGCTGGTGGGGAGGGGGGAGACCCCCTAAAGAATGCTTTAATAATTCTTATTAAGTAGAGGCTGGAAGCCCTACGATTTCAGCATCAATTATGCTTGGAGAATTACCTTGAACTAATGTGGCGTTCGGCTTACTCAAATTAATAAGAAACAGGAAGGGATTAGTTATGTTTACTTCTCTGTCTTTATACTCATCTCCCGCCATCTTGTTGTCTATGTTTAATGCTTCCAGCTTTGATACCATTTTCCTCACACGCTTAACATTACCCTCCGCATCAACTTCCTCGCGCAGCTCCTGCACCAGGTCAGGATCTGGCGAGGCAGCATCAGCCCTAACGGCCCTAGCCAGGAAAGCCCTTTTCTCACTAAATGAAAGAACATCAGCTTGGAATGCTCTCTCCTTTAACTTCCTGACATAGTCTTTGACTCGTTCTTGTTTAAGTAACCTACAACCTCGACTTCCTTGATCCTCTACCCTTCCAGATCCCACTACATAGCCTGCTCGACGGTAGCTTTCCGCAATGGAGAGACCTTTCAAAATGTGCAGTTCGACGAACCGTTTTTGGCGAGTGTTGAGAGGCTTTTGATTCGGTGATTTTGGACTAGTTGGATTTATGTTCATGGGCTGTGGATGCTGATAAAATGGGGCTGTAGGGCTGGAGGCTGATTCTAACTGGCTCTAGGGGCTAAAAAGCTGAAGGAGTATTGCGCTTGGTGTTAGTAATTTTAAAAAAAAACGGGTCAAAAAGTCAAGCACAAAATGGGCTTTGGATGCTGATAAATGCTGGCTCTACGGGCAATTGGTGTTTTCAGCTTTTGATTGCTTTTGAAAATAATTGAAAATATTTGATTGACGGGGTAACGGTGCTGTTGTAGGGTTTCAATAGTTCAAGGCGGTGAAGGTTGAAGCGAAACGGCTTCCAATGGCCTTCCCCCTCTTGGCAATTTCGGCCACAGTGCCGATCTCACGATCCTTCACAATTTAGCTCTGACGGTCTACTGGTCATGACCCGAACTGGAACCGAACTGGTTTGCAACTAATAAGCTGCAAAAAACTAGGTTCCCCCTCTAGGCATGGCGTAGGTAGTAATATTGATCCGAACGAGACGATAAAAAATCCTTTAAGCTGTTTTGATAATCTCCCCTTCTGGCAATGTCAGGGGGGGAGAAATCAGCACAGAAGTGTTGAGGTTGGTTCTGACCTTCAGAACATCAAAACAAAGGAGTTATATGAGCAAATTAGATGTATATGAAATCGTAACGGATCGCATCATCGGGATGTTAGAAAACGGTGTTGTTCCTTGGCAAAAATCTTGGACAACAGCAGATTCAGCCCCCGTTAATCTAGTTAGCAAAAAGAATTACAGGGGGCTTAATGTATGGCTACTTGGTTCCGCTGGCTATGCTTCCCCTTACTGGTTAAGCTATAAACAGGCTACAGAACTAGGAGGTCAAGTCAGGAAAGGAGAGAAGTCTACAATGGTGGTCTTTTGGACTCAATTTGAGACATTAGACAAGGCAAGCGGAAAGAAGAAAAACATCCCTTTGCTTCGCTATTATAATGTATTTAATGTTCAACAGGTTGACGGTATCGAATACCCGAAACCAGAAGATACAAAAAAGATTGATTTCTGTCGTATTGCGGAGGCTGAAAAGCTAGTTGTTAATATGCCACAGAAACCTACCATCCTGCATGGTGAACAAAGGGCTTATTATAACAGGGCATCAGACTATGTTAATATGCCGCAAAAAGACAGCTTTGATAAAGAGGAGAATTACTACTCTGTGCTGTTCCATGAGCTAACTCATGCCACAGGGCATGAGAGTAGGCTAGGGAGGCTACAGGATAGCGTCTCTGGCTTTGGATCTACCAGTTATGCAAAGGAAGAGTTAGTCGCTGAAATGGGGGCTTCCTACCTCTGTGCAACGGCTGGAATAGTTGACAGGACGATAGATAATAGTGCTGCTTATATTGCCAATTGGCTAACAGCATTAAAGAATGATAAGAAGCTGGTAGTTAGTGCAGCAGGTAAAGCCCAGAAAGCAGTTGACTTCATCCTTGGAATAAAGATGGAAGCACCAGTTGCCTAGATAAATTGCCTCCCCTGTAAAAAGGGGGGGGCAATAATCTGTGCAAGACGCATAGAAAACAGCAAACAAAACAAAGGAGATAATATGGATATAATCGACACAATAAATCAGTATTTAGATTATTCTCTTGTCGTATTTTATGCGGCATTTGTCATGGTAGTTATATACTGGTTATTTAGAAAATAGCATCAACACTCTCCCTTCTAGAAATAGAGGGGAGCAGTTGGGGCTAATACCAGCACCAAGTCAGCTATGACTAAATAGCATCAAAAAAAGGAAAGGAAGGTGAGTAACAGTGAATAAAGAGCAGAGATTAGCAGTTGATGATCTGAAAAAAATAGGAGCTTCCGAGCTTCTATCTTTACAGAGAAAGCAACGGTTTATGTCAGCCTTCTTTGGTGATAAAACAGGAGAGGCTGCAAAGCGTGATGTTCTAATTAACATTGCGTTAGAAGAGCTAGGTCAGTAAGCACTCTGTGCTGGAGTTAACGCTCCAGCACAGCAGCTTGCTAACAATTCAGTTAGTAAGAAACAAAACATAAAGGAGATAAGTATGACCACAACACGAAAAATCCGCATTAGTCACAGGGTACACCTAATCATAGATCATAATGACGAGGCAACGCCAGCAATGGTAGAATCTGGACGATATGCATCAAGCTATGATTGGGTAATGAATACTGGAGATGTTGACGATTCAGTATTCCTTACTGATCAAGAAATGGAAAAGTTAGAAACATATCGGGATGATGTAGAGCAAGCGTTTGAAATCGCAAGGAAAGATAGTCCAGAATACAACTGATATTGGCACTCTGATCCTGTAGAAATACAGGGTCAGTAACCAGTAGCAATTAAGTTGCTGGATAACAAAACATAAAGGAGATAAGTATGAGTATTAAAACGCAAAAAGTAAAGAATGAATATAAGTTCATTCTAGATAATGGTAAAACATTATATGCATATAAAGATGATTATGCCATTACGCATAACAGGGATATATATATTGTTAAAAAAATGATGTGGGGAAGCAAAACAACAGCATGGGTTGCTTTCCATTCTGAAAAGTATAACGAGAAATTTGAAGCGTTGACCTTGCAGGGATTGAAGGAATCAATGAATTATTATTTGAACCATGACTCCGCTAAATAAGCCTGTCAGGAGGAAGACCAGAATCACGCTAGGATGGGGCTACGGTAGCGATACAGGCAAGCCCCTTATCGTCACCCTAGAATCCTCCAGCGAGGGCGATATGCTCAAGGTCAGACCACTAGGAACCAGAAGGGAGGAAGTGGTCAGGATTGAGGATATATACCATTGGGCAATCCGTTCCCGATGCCAGCGGAAGGTATTAGAGAAGGCCAGGGCCAAGAAGGAAGTGATCCGCATCAAGCGGCAAGCAGCAGAGTATAAGCGGAGGCTACGAGCAATAAAGTGATAGCAGCAGTATTGACCCCCTGCTTCCCCTGTAATGGGGGGAGCAGTAGCCAGTACCAACTGGAACCAAGAAAAAAGTTCTTGCAATCTTTGCAAGATGCTTGTAAAAGATAAAAAGATGAGCTACGGAACCGCACAAACACTGGATCTAGAGCAAATCGCAACCAACCACCACACAATGAAAAACATCACTGATACCCTCAACCATGCTCGCCATTTTGCCGACAACGCAAACATCCGCGACGCTTATTCAAACACCCTGTTCAACCGTGAGCCTTCAAAGTTTTCGCTCTTCATGGCACGGACTTTTTTAAGTCGCGCCGACCTCATTGGAATGACAAAGAGTGAAATCTACGATGCTGGTCACAAGATCGCCGAAGCATGGATGCAGTCTGCAAAGGTTGGATTCTACCGCGCCAGCCGTTACTAATCAACCAACCACCACCAACCAAAAACAACCCATGAAAAATGTAACAGTAATAACATATACAGTAGACGCTCCAGAATATGGATCAGATTGCATAACAGAGAAAAAATTCTGGCACACATACCCGTATAGTAAGCCCGTAATCACCTATCGCGGCGCGGCGCGTATCCTAAAAAATGCAGAGATTGACAACGCCAGAACCGTGATTGGTTTACAGCATATGGTCATAGATTAATTAAACAATAAACCAAAGGAAAACACCATGAACACCGAAAAACCCACCCTACAAGAAGCAATTGATCGACTCATTGCAACCACGGAAGAGATTGCAAGGCAGATCGAAAAGATCAAATCCGCAATTGGATCAAACTAATTAACAATATGACTGATCTATACGCTCAAATAAACAACCTTAACAAGGATCAAAAAAGAGACTTAATCCTTCGCATTATGTGCAGGACAGAGAACCATGAAGATCCGTCCGATGAACTATTGAGGGAGATTATCGAAACCGTTATTGCTGGCCCCGAAATTGTTGAGGATTAAAACCATGAAGACAACTATGACAGAAACCCGCCAGATTCTCGACGAGATCGAGGGAGCCTTGGCCTTTCAAATCACCATAAGCAACCTATACAGCTTGCAGGAATGCAGGATCACAACCCCCAGAGCAAGGGAGATTGTTGCCCGAATAAAAAGGATTAAAAAAAGTCTTGCAACCCCCGCGAGGCCACCTCAATA